ACGGTCTGATACATAGGGCAAAGGCCCTAGTATTCGTTCAATGGTTTTAAACATGAACGAGGCAGTTCTCCAATAACCCTTCAAGTAGAAGGAATTAGCGGAGGCTGTCCAAGAAATTAGTTGTTTCGCCTGTCGCCTGTTCTTAGGGATTTGCTGTGTGACATAAGTCGGTGTAACTGACTTACCATCGTAGCAATCCTCACCGCATGACTCTCGAAACTTACCAGTTAAGAAAGTCTTATCGGTGTTTACCTTGCAATTGTATTTTCGCAGGTAATCGAGAACAGAAACCGCATACGTCGAAGGGACAATTATATCGTCCCCATAGACGTGGACACCACGAGAAACTTTAAAACAGTTCTCTGGTGTCACAGGAAGGTTATGTTCTTCCAGTAAAGCCACTACACATATAGTGTAGAAATACATGGCCTCCACTGGAAAACACAGAGCAGAACCCATAGATGCAAACTTCTTCAATGGACCAAGAATTTGGCCATCTGGAAGTTGTGCATGCGTCGAACGACATGCTTCGATCGCATCCCTGATGTAGGGATTTGAACGGAACATCTCCATTGCAAGATCATGGGGAACCCGGTCACTTGCATCAGAAAGGTCAATCGTTGCTAATCGACCCGATTTCGACGACGTCATCGCGAGCTTCTGATTGATAGACTGGTCTGTAAAGTTTACATGACCAGCTGTCAGCCAGTTTCTTTCAATAGCCCGACATAGGGCATCTTGAATTCCATGCTGAGTATATTGTAAACAGCATGGCTCTATAGCGATGATCCGTGGTCCTTTAAGTGTTTTAGGTACTGAGACCACCCTAACGGGTAGTTCCAGGGCCTCTGAAACGATCGATACCATTTGGAGCTCCTCACTATCGCACGGAATCCCAATAGGATACCCGTTATCGATAAGAGGGAAATAAGGCTCCAGACGATCGTACCAGCTAGACCAAGAGTACTTCGCATTTCCATGGAAGTGCTCAGCGGTCGCGCCGGGACCGTGCTTTGGAATACAACTGGTAAGTTCGATTGAACTAACCATAGGACCCCAGAGCACAGAAGCCACGCTAATAAACTTAGTGTGGACCTCTTCCGGCACTGAAAACACGTCAAAAGACTGCTCAATGGCAGTGTAACTTTCGAAAGCGAGCGCGACCCTTTGCGGGGCACACTCAATCTCAATCTTGTTAAATGCACGACAAATCTGTCGCACGCATCCGACAATGGTTGAAAAATCTTCGTCATGTTCATTGTCAATACCTCCTGTCTCTCGGTTGAAAATTAGACCGATCATACCTTGCAAAAAAGCAGGGATTGATCCACTCTTCCTAAAAGAACGGAAAAGTGTTGGGTCTATCTTCCCATCTGCTAAGCTTCTCTCGAAGTCTTTGCAGAACTGGGGAAGGGTTATCGTAAGAAACGATATCCCCTCTTTTTCAACCCGTGATCTCATAGTTTCGAGATCACGTAAATCGGAGACATCAGCGGTACACTTCATGCAGGCATCTCTATAGATAGCGTGCATGAGCTTCATATGGTCACTTGCGTGGTCTTGACGACCACACTTGTTGCTTTTCAATGTACCCTCCTATTCGGGAAGGAAGCCTTCAAGCTACAATATTTGCCTATCCTGTTACCATATTGGCAACAGGCAAACAGTCACCAATACGGAAAAACCAAAGAAAGTGACTCAGGACGAGATTTAACTCTCAGTCCCAATCATCTTGTCAATGGCCGTATTGTCTAGCCAGGTCTTGAGACCGGCTATAAGCTGTTCTACTTGCGCGGTCGTAAACCCATAAGTGGGTCTATCAATCACACAGTAGAAACTGAGTGTCTCGTAATCGTTGACGTTAGTCAACGGGTCCGCGACAATCGCGCGTTGGTCGATCCGAGCCATCGATCGTCTTCGATCGTTGGTAAGGGTATGAGAGATCGTTAAACGAAAACTCTCATCCGCGAGCTGGTAGATGGATTTTGTTCCTTCTGTCAGATATCGCGGCATTACCTTCGCGACAGCATTAACGGTGACCGTTTGTGGGTCGGAAAACATAGTAGTTGACCTCCGAAGTTTGCGGAGTTATCCTGCTATCGATCTGACTCTTTCCAGGGAATCAAACCTTGGTTAAAATAACAGGCAGATAGATCCGAGCTTATTAACATTAAGGCATGCTTAACGCATACGAGTAATGCCAAGAGAAGCAAGAATCGCAAGTTGTCTTGGACTTAAAAGATTCCAAGACAGACCAAAGCCATAAGGGGTATTTGCACCATTTCTGACTTTCTCGGTCCATTTTAATGACCAAGAGGCAGAGATAGTCCCACTCCGGAAAGGCAGAGTCTGTGTAAGAATCTGCTCTGTTTCGGTATGGGAACTCACGTACAAATATCTGGCCGCGACTGCGTCAACTGCAATGTCTGTAAAGGCATCTATATTTGTGCCAAAATCAGTCATCCAGTCTGCCAGCCACGTCCAAGGCGTAGCACGATAGATAGTCGATGGGGTCACACGGACGCCGTAAATCGTTAAGTAACGGTTAACGGTGTTCCAAGCCGAATCAAAATCCGGCAGTGTCCTATCGAATTCGGGCCGATAATACTTGTAAGAACCCACCGCGGTAACATAGTTGTGCTTTCGCTCAACTAAGCTCCACGTCGGGCTCGAACCAGGTACAAAGAGAGCTTGCACGAGATAGCCAAGGGGTTCAACCCCCATGCCCGTCCCGCGCGAGACTTCTCTCTCGGTCCAACTATCATCAAGAACAACACGGCGCCGTATCCACTTATCATTATTGCTAATTAATTTAGCCTTAATGGCGTGGAAATCATCAAAGGTCTGAGAAAATTTCCTCAGGTCTCCTATGAACGGCACCCACCCAAATTGGTGATTGAGAAAGTCGTCAGCGACTCTTTTAGGTCGCATTATATGCATTGTGCGCCGATTTCTGAAGGGGATGTTACTTTCGTAGACATCCAACCACACATCGTGGAAAGCCTTCGAGGTCGATCTAAGCATGCGGGGGATATCCCTCGTCTCTGCCAAGAACACAAATGCAGAAGCTCTCTCAACTTTTGGCCTAGTTTTACTATAGGCCTGTTGTTCCCAACTAGCCGTAGATAGCTGTGGAAAGCTTGGCGCGAGCCAGCTTTTCCAGTCAAAACCATTTCCCCAATGAAAGGGTAGAAATCCCCCTTCATAGTGGACTCGACCAGTTCCGATTCCGTAAAAAGTTTCGGTATGGTCGAACGAATGGTAGTGGCCACTAGCTATTACCCGAGGATCGGGAAATTCCACACACCTAGACGCAAAGTCATCACCCTCTAGATAAGGAGGCCCCTTGTGAATATAATCACGAGTGGTCTGACTTTTCTGAGTTGATAACGACACATCGGTGTAAATCGGATTGAACCCAGGAATGGGTGTCCGAACACCGGGTGTTACCTCGAGGCTGAACTTGCCAAGAGGTAGACGATAATAACCAGCGGTGGGACTATTCCCAGCCGTCTGATTCTTCTCGCCTCTACTGCGGGTACGTGGAATTCCGGACATAGTTGTGTACGCTCCTTTATGGAATGTAAACTCTAGTTGTGAATACAACTATTTGCAACTGCGAAGTTTACAAATGTAGACTTTAATCGGACAACAAAGATTAGTAGGAGTACCCAGGACACAGAAGGTCAATTACGGTCGAACCGTAAAAGATTTCTTCTGCGCGTCTGTAAGAGAATTATCCTTGCGGAGAATCTCTTCAATCTTGGCGATCGTGTCCAGTGATAAACTGAACAAAATTGCTGCGATTTGTACTACTCGTGCGAATTTAGAAAGCTTAGCCATGGTGCTCCTTTCTCACGAAAAGAGAAACCATGGAGCGATCTCGATCCGCGACTAGTCAGAGTAGACCGTTTATATGTCTACACATCATTTGAAGAAAGTCATCGCTGACTCTCCAGTCACCCCCAAGGGGG